GTGAGGCGGCGTGGAAGGCAGCGAATCCGGCCTACGGCGACTTCCTCAATCCGGCCGAGGTGCGGCAGACCGCGGAGACGGCGCGACGGATGCCGAGCGCGGAGGCGGGTTACCGGAATCTCATTCTCAACCAGCGCGTGAACGCGTCAAACCCGTTCGTTTCGCGGGCAATGTGGGACGGCTGCGCCGGCGACCCGTCGCCGGAAGCGTTCGAGGCAAACCCGGTTTACGCCGGACTCGACCTGTCGGCGCGGCAGGACTTGACCGCGCTGGTGCTGGCCGCGAAGGACGCCGATGGCTACTGGCACGTTCGGTCGCACTTCTGGGCGCCGCAGGTCGGCCTTGCCGATCGCGCGCGTCGTGATCGCGTTCCGTACGACCTGTGGGCGCAGCAGGGGCATCTCGAAACGACGCCGGGCGCGTCTGTGGACTACGCCTACGTCGCGCAGCGGCTAGGCGAGATCGCGCGGGAGTGCGATTTGCGTTGTATCGCCTACGACCGCTGGCGCATCGACGTGCTGAAGGCCGAGCTCGAGAAAGCCGGCATCGACGTGCCGCTTGCGGAGTTTGGGCAGGGCTTCAAGGACATGAGCCCGGCGCTCGACGTGATCGAGGCGGAACTGGCGAGCGGGCGGCTGCTGCACGGCGGCACGCCGATTCTGACCTGGAACGCAGCGAACGCGGTGGCAACGCGCGACCCGGCCGGGAATCGGAAGTTGGACAAGAGCAAGGCGACGGGCCGCATCGACGGCCTGGTCGCGCTGGCGATGGCGCTTGGTGTCGCCAGTTCCCGCATGATCGAAGTGGTCCCTGAGGAAACAATTTTGGTGCTCTGATGGCCTGGTACAACGAATCCCGCGTACGCCAGCCAGGCTCGGTTATCCTGCAATCGTGGATGGCCGCCGGCGGCGCCAAGGCACAGCGCCAGTCGCTGCCCTTGGTTCGCGCCGACGCGTCATGGGGCGGCCAGGACTGGAGCGACTGGGTCCGTGCCGGCCTGTCGTCAGCCGGTGTTGCCGTGACCGAGCAAACCGCGATGGCGGTCTCGGCGGTCTACGCCTGCGTCGGCTTGATCGCGGGCGCGATCGCCAGCCTGCCGGTGCTGATCTACCGGCGCACCGCCAACGGCGATCGCGAGCGCGTCGACCGGCATCCGATCTGGTGGCTGCTGAACGAGCACACCCAGTCGGCCGCGGAGCAGGGCACGACGGCGGCGACAATGTGGGAGTACCTGCTGACCTCGCGGCTGCTGTATGGCGACGCCTTCGCGCGCATCGACAGGGCGTCGCAATTCAGCGCGGACGTGCGCGGGCTCACGCCGTGGCACCCGCTGATGGTCGAGGTCCGCGAAGTCGATGGCATGGTCAAGTACTTCCTGACCGACGCCAACGGCAAGGTGCAGACGGTCCGCCCCGAGGACATCCTGCACATCACCGGGCTCGGGTTCGACGGTCTGCGCAGCCAGAGCGTGCTGCGCCACGCGCTGCGCAATCCGGCGGGGATCGCCTACGCCGCAGACGAGTACAGCGGGCGCTTCTTCCAGAACGGGGCTCGGCCCGACTTTGCCATCACAATGGCCGGTTCGCCGACGCCGGATCAGCTGGCGAACCTGCGCGCATCCTGGTCGGACCGCTACGGTGGTGCCTCGAAGTCGCACCTTCCGGCGGTGCTCACTGGCGGCATGGACGTCAAGCAGTTGACGATGTCGGCCGAGGACACGCAGCTGATCGAAACGCGCCAGTTCCAGGTCGAGGACATCGCGCGGGTGTTCGGCGTGCCGCCGTTCATGATCGGGCACACGGAGAAGACGACAAGCTGGGGAGCTGGCGTCGAACAGATGTCGATCGGTTTCGTCAAGTACACGTTGCAGCGACACCTGACCAAGTTCGAGCAGGAGATCAACCGCAAGTTCTGGCGGCGTGATACCGGCTATTTCGCCGAGTTCGCGGTGGAGGGGCTGCTGCGTGGCGATGCCAAGACCCGCAGCGAGTTCTACCGGTCGGCCCTGGGCGGCAGCGCGGGCCCGGCCTGGATGAGCACGAACGAGGTGCGCCGCCTAGAAAACCTGCCGCCGGTGGACGGCGGCGATACCTTGACGGAATGGAAGGCCAGCAATGGGCAATCGCAACCTGCTGCAGCTGCTCGCGCGTAACCGCGCAGCCCCGCGTCGCTTCGACGTAAGCGCCAACGCCGACGAGGCGACGGTCTACCTGTACGACGTGATCGTCTCCGATGAACTGACGGCGGAGTGGTTGGGCGGCGTGGCGCCGGAGTCGTTCGTCAAGGCGCTGAACGCCATCACCGCGAGTACCCTCCACCTGCGCATCAACTCGCCGGGCGGCGACGTGTTCGCGGCCAGGGCGATCGAGTCGGCCATCCGCGCGCACCCAGCGCGCGTCGTCGCGCACATCGACGGCTACGCGGCCTCAGCGGCTTCGATCGTTGCCGTCGCCGCGGACGAGATCGAGATCGCGAGCGGCGGCTTCTACATGATCCACAACGCCTGGACGGTGGCCTACGGCAACGCCAACGAACTGATGGACACGGCGGCGATCCTTGAAAAGGTCGACGGCACGCTGGCCGAGACCTACGCGCAACGGACCAAGCAACCTGTCGCGACCATCCGCGAGTGGATGGCCGCAGAAACGTGGTTCACAGGTGCCGAGGCCGTCGCCAACGGATTCGCAGATCGCCTGTACGAGGCGGCGCCGAAGGCGTCGTGGGATCTGGCGGTCTACAACCACGCGCCCAAGGCGCCGGCCCCGGCGAAAGCCGACGCTCCGGCGCCAACGGCCAGCAAGAGCAACCACGGGCACGCGGAGCGGCTATTCCGCGTGATCGAGGAGAAGGCTGCGTAGCGCGCTCCCGCGCACCAGAAAGCCGCCTTTGGGCGGTTTTTTTCATGAATCTACCGATGGAGACAGCATGAACGTCCAAGCTCTGCGGGAGCGCCGTAACGCCCTCGCCAAGGAAACCCGCGACCTGCTCGACAAGAACCCCGGCGACAAGTGGAACGCCGAGTGCCAGGCGAAGTACGACGACTTCATGGCGAAGATCGAGTCCGTCGACGCCGAGATCAAGCGCGAAATCGATGCCGACGAGCGCCTCGGCCTCGAGGTCGCCGCCGAGCGCACCGCGAAGGTGACGCAGGACGCCAGCGGCCGCAAGGTCGACCCGCGCGCGCTGTTCCACAAGTGGCTGCGCGGCGGCGACAACGCGCTCACCGCCAACGAGTGGGCCGACATCCGCGCGACCATGTCGACGACGACCAACTCGGAAGGCGGCTACACCGTCCCGGTGGAAGTGTCGCGGCAGATCGTCGACTCGCTGAAGGCGTTCGGCGGCATGCGCTCGGTGTCCAACGTCATCGCGACGGAAGGCTTCGGCGACATGAACTTCCCGACCTCCGACGGCACGTCGGAAACCGGCGAGCTGATCGCGCAGAACACGACCGCGACCGGCGCGGACCCGACCTTCGGCGTGGTCACCATCACGCCGTACAAGTACAGCTCGAAGATCGTGGCGGTGCCGTACGAACTGCTGCAGGATACGGCGGTGGACATGGAAGGCTTCATCCGCCAGCGCTTGGTCGAGCGGCTGGGCCGCATCACCAACACGCACTTCACCACGGGCACCGGCAGCGGCCAGCCACGCGGCGTGGTCACTGGGGCATCGTCAGGCAAGGTCGGCGCCAACGGCCAGACCGCAACGGTCATCGCTGACGACCTCATCGACCTGGTGCACTCGGTCGACCCGGCCTACCGCGCGTCCGGCAACTGCGTGTTCATGATGCACGACGCCTCGATGGGCATCATCCGCAAGCTGAAGGACAGCCAGAACCGCCCGATCTACATCCCGGGATGGGACGGCCTTGGCCGCGCGATGCCCGACACGCTGCTGGGCTACCGCGTCGTCATCAACCAAGACGTGGCGGAGATGGCCGCCAACGCGAAGTCGATCCTGTTCGGCGACTTCTCGAAGTACGTGATCCGCGACGTGATGGCGCTGTCGCTGTTCCGCTTCACGGACAGCGCGTACACCAAGCTCGGCCAGGTCGGCTTCCTCGCCTGGCTGCGCGCGGGCGGCAATCTGCTCGACTCGGCGGCGGTCAAGTACTACGCCAACTCCGCGACCTAGTCGATCGCGAAAGGAGCGCTGCGGCGCGGGGTTTGCACTCCGCGCCGCTCGTTTCTACCAGCGTCTACCGTAAGGACTGATACATGCTCACCGCCAACGGCCGCAATCAACTGCTTGACTCTTCGGACGTCGCCTATCTGGGCCTGCACACGGCCTACCCGGGCGAGTCTGGCACCAACGAGTGCTCCGGCGGCTCGCCCGCCTATGCCCGCAAGTCCGTGACCTTCGCCGCCGCCTCGGGCGGTTCGCGCGCAACGTCCACCGCGCCGGTGTTCGACGTCGCGTCCGGCACGACGGTGCGCTGGATCGGCTACTGGACGGCGGTCACGGCCGGGTCGATGCGCGCCTGCGCGCCGAACGGCGGATCGCCGAAGGAATTCCAGGTCGACGTCACCAACAACCGCATCCTCTGCGAAGGCCACGGCTACTCCGCAGACCAGAAGATCGTGTTCTACGGCGGGACGCCGCCCACCGGCCTCACCGCCGGCACGGTGTACTTCGTAAGGACGCCCACTTCGGCCGACCCGGACCACTTCGAGGTCTCGGCCACCGCCGGCGGTGCAGCGATCGACCTCACCGGCCAGCCAGGCGCGGACTGCGTGGTATCGATCATCGTCGAGGAGACCTACGGCGCCCAGGGCACGTTCACGGCGACGTCCGGCCAGACCACGCTGTCGCTCAACGGCTAACGCATGACCGAGACGCTGCGGCGCGGCGACGCGCCGCCCGTCTGGCACGCGCGCGCCGAGCAGGTCGGCCACGTGCCGGGCGAGTTGATCGACGGCGACGACGACGGCTTCTACGACAAGCCCAGCCACGGCGCACTGCGCGGGCTGATAATTGCGCTGCCGCTGGCGATCGCGCTGTGGGCGCTGATCCTGTGGGGCATCGCGGCGGCGTTCGCGCAGGCGATCCCGTCGGTCCCGCTGACCGGCCCGCAGGCCCGCGATGCCGTCTACGGGTCCGAAACGGTGCCCGCCCCCAAAGCCGACGCTATCGTGCGTCAGCAGAGCCTCGACTACCTCAAGCGGGTAGTCGCGTCGATGCTGCCGCAAGCGCCCGCCGGAATGCGTACCGGCGTAGTCGTCGGCCTCTCCATGAACCCCGGATGCGACGGTGGCGTGTACGTCGCCGGATGGGTGGTAGAGAAAGCCACGCGGGTTGACCTCACGGTGGACGGCACTGCCCCGGTCAGTGTGACGCCTACCGCGACGATGACAGGCTACCCGAAGTCGTGGGCGTGGTGCGTCCCCGTCAAGTGGCAGGACGGCAAGGTGCACCGCGTATACGCCCGCGCGATGCAGGGCACGACGCTGATCGGCCCCATCGACAACGCGACGGCACTGAACCGCTGGTCGTTTACGATCCCGAGCGGCGTGCCGCCGCCGGTCGTGCAACCTCCCGCGCCAACGCCGGCGCCAACGTTCACCTACGGGCGCGTCAGCTACGTCATGGGCACGGTGACGGTCGAGGTCGCGCCGCGTTTCACCAAGGTGGAACTGCTGATCGACTCGCGCGATGTCTCACCGTGGTATCAAGGAGCCAAGACTGTTATAGACGGCAAGGCAACGTTCGTGCTGCCTGTTGCCGCGCGCGACGGGGCGGAGCACCTGCTGGACGTTCGGCTTTACGATCCTGCTGTCGCCGGAGTGTTCCGGCCGGACTACTACCCGGTGCGAGCGGTGCTGGCCCCATGAGCATCGACATTCACCTGTACCACCACATCCTGCGCGACGAGGACGAAGGCCGACTCGCCCGCATCGAAGATCTTCTGACGGCCCTCATCAAGCAAGGAACCGACAACATGGCAACGATGCAAGAAGCGCTGGACGCGCTGTCGGCGGAAGTCGCGCGCAACACGACGGTCGACGAGTCGGCCATCGCGCTCATCAACGGGCTGGCCGACCAGATCGCCGCGCTGGCGCAGGAAGGGAACGTGCAAGCGATCCTCGACCTCGTGACCAAGCTGAAGGCCGGCAGCGACGGCCTCGCGGCGGCGGTGACGGCCAACACGCCGCAGGAGCCGGGCCCGGGACCGACCTGACATGGTCGAGTTCACCTACGGGTGGACGGAGGTGGCGGGGGGTGCGACCACCCTCCACCAGTTCACCGTCACCGAGGAGCAGGCGCGCGGCGAAGGCGAACTCGCGGCCTACAAGGCGCTGGCGCAGCGCGCGGTCGAGGCGCAGCCGCGCACGATGATGCCGTGGGACGGGGTGCCGATGGTGCTGGCCGATGGCACGATCCTGTCGCTGGCGTCGACCGGCGAGGTGTATCTCGATGGCCGCAGGCTCGGCACCGCGCGGGTCGCGAAGCTCGTGCAGGTCGGCAAGAGCACCTACGGGCGCGGCGCGACCGACGGCAAGTGGTGGCGCTGGTCCGGTACGGGGTGGTTCGAGGTGCCCGACTTCGACGCGAGGCTGCTGGCTCCATGAGGGTCGACATGACCCGGCGGCAGATCGGCGCGTGGCGTGTGATCTGGCCCGACGACGGCGCGCTCGACCGGAACGCGGCGTTTCGCGGTGACGGGATCGCCGTGCGGTGGATCTGCCGATGCGCCTGCGGGACGCTGCGGTCGGTGCGCGGCGACGTGCTGCGCCAGTTCCGCACGCTGTCCTGCGGGTGCATGAACCGCGACGAGGCGGTGCGGATCGAGGCGGAGGTGCGGCGCAACGAGCAAACGGAGTGGGCGTGGATGAGCTGAGGCTTATCAAGACGGTGTTGGACCAGTTCTTCCGCGTCGAGCACATGCTGTTCCACAGCAACGAGCCGATGTCGCATGAGGCACTGGACGCGACGACCGAGCACTACCACTCGTTGCGGGCGCGGCTGATGCAGTTGGCGGGGATTCCGGAACCGGAGTGAGCGATGGACACGATCATCGGCGTGCTGACCATTATCGGGGTCGCCGGGATCATCGTTGTGTGCGTGCTCGCCGTCGTGGCGGGCATCTTGATCGACAACCTGTGGGAGTAAGACATGGCGACCTACGCCGAACTGATCCAAGCAGCGGGCGACAGCGCGCTGATCGACAAGGTGCGCGTCGCCTGTGTCATCGCAGCGGACGCAATTCGCCAGAACGGGGCCGCGACCGCCGCGCAGAAGGCGTGGGCGCGCGGCGTGTTCAACAACCCGGAAACGCCGCAGACGGGCCTGTTGTGGGCGGTGCTCGCGCAGAACAAGGCCTCGACGCTGGCGGCGATCCTCGGGGCGACGGACACGCAGGTGCAGACGGCGGTCGACGCCGCCGTGGCGCTGTTCTCGGAGTAAGCCATGGCAACGATCAAGCGCATCATCGGTTCGCGCACCGAGGCACTCGGCTCCGGCCTGAACTCGCTGGCGTCCGACACCTACGTCGCGAGCAGCGGCATCGACTGCCAAGCGGACGACCCAATCGACGTGCTGATCGACGCCTCGTTCACCCCCGGCACCGTGTCGGGCGACAAGGCGATGATGGTGTTCGTGCAGGTGTCAAGCGACGGCACCAACTACTCGACCGGCCCGACGTCCGGCACGACCGCGACCGACGAGCCGAACCTGTACCTGATCGGCGTCGTGCCGTGCGGGACGAACTCGACGCTGCAACGCGGGGTGTTCTCGATGTTTCAAGCGCTCGGTTTCGTGCCGACCGACTTCAAGGTGGTCGTGCGCAACCGCACCGGCGCGGCGCTCGCGTCCTCGGGCCACACGGTCGGTTACGCCTTCGTCGCTGGTGACGTCGCGTAGGGGGCACCATGAAGCGCGCACTCCTGCTCGCGGCGCTGCTGCCGCTCCCGGCGCTCGCCGCGCCGTTCCTCGTCAGCGACCCGACCACGGTCGCGCGCGTCACGCACTGCGTCATGGTGCGTACGACCCCGACCAGCGTCACCACCGAGTGGGCGGTCGAGAGCGTGACCGGCGGCAAGCGCTGCAAGATCGATCTCGCCAACGATCCGCAGACCGGGACCGTCACCGTGGCGTTCAAGGATGCCGCCGCCGGGGAGGTCGGTCCCGCTGCGGCGTTCACGTTTCCCGTCCCGATCACGGGGCCGACCGGCCTCCGGCTCTCGCCCAACTAGCCCGAGGACGCCTTGAGGTCGCGCACGCGACAAGGTTTTGGAACGCTCATCCCGAGCGTCGGCGGGCTGGGCGTCGGCCTGCAGGCGGCGCTTTATACCCCGCAGGCGAAGTCCTACGGCCTGTCGTGGCCGCTTCCGGTGGTCGCGGACACGAGCGTTGTCTACATCAAGTCGGGGAGCCTGCTGTGGCGCGGGCACCGCTACGCGGCGGCGGAAGGCACGCTCTCGTCGGGCGGCTGGGCGACAAGCCTGCGCAGCGGCGGCATGGGCAGCAATTGGAACACGCTGACCCTCGCCGCGCTGTTGCACATCACGACGACAGCATCATCGGCGGGCGTCTACGTCGCCTCCGCGACGGGCGGCTCGTTCGCGGCTCCCGCGTTCCTGCAAAGCGGCGGGGCGGGCAGCGACGAGTTCCGCATGAACCTGCGCGCGGGCAGCGGCACGTACTACGACGTACTGACGGGCGACACGACGCTCAAAGCGCGTTTCGCCGTCGGGCGTGTGCGCTCCGACGACAAGATGGATCTGTGGGTGGACGGCGCTTTCGTGGGGCAGACGACCATCGCGCGGGGCGGGTTCAACACGGCATACGCTCAAGCGAACTTCCTGACCGCCTACTACGCGCAGTACAACAAGGTCGCGATGGCGGCCGTGTGGAATCGCTGGCTCTCCGACAGCGAGGTGCAGGCGCTCTCGCGTGACCCGTTCGCGCTGTTCGCGAATCCCGACCCGCTTGACGGCATCGACGCGCAGATCGTCGGGTCGTACCAGTACGCGCGCCCGATCGCGGACATTTCGACGACGAATTGGGTAGCGGTATGAGCGTCGAATATTCATCTTCGCCTCAATATCACGACACGCGGTCGCTATTGATAGCGCCGCCGTTCGCGCTTTGTTGTTGGGCGCGCGCGAACAACGCGACATCCGACAGCAACATTTGGCGCACCGCCCTTGCATACGTCGAAACGGGGAACGCGGAAGGCGAACTGAATTTCGAGTTTGAAGGGGACGGGTCGGCTTGCCGTGCTCGCTTGTGGCGATATAACAACCAATGGGCTTATGCGGAAGCGCAAAATCTCGCGATTCAATCCGGCGTTTGGTATCACCTGGTCGGCAATATCTACGCGGATGGAACCTATGAAATATGGGTAAACGGCGCGCAGTACACCGATTCGAATACGGGATATGTCGGGCCTACGCAGGAAGGAAGGTTTCGGATCGGCTCAGAAAGCGCAAGCGGCGGCGTGATGGACGGGCAAATCGCGCACGCGGCTTTCTGGCGCGGCGTAACCCTTTCTAGACTAGACGCGCGCCGCCTTTACGCTGGGGCATCACCGTTGCATGTAAAGCGCGGCAACCTAGCCGCTTATTGGCGACTTCCTGGCGGCGAGCAATTGCCGAAAGATGATGTCGGCACGCTAAACATAGCATCGGTTTACGGGACGCCTTCTAAGTCTTCGGTTTCCGGACCGCCCGTCTTCCAATACGCGACCGACCCATTAAATGGGTTGGCAGGGATGGCACTTTTTTTCGGTTCGATCGACGAAGCATCGCCGAACGACGCCGATTACGTCTACACGGTCACGAAGGGCAGCTACATCGAGTTCGCGTTGTCGAGCGTGAACGACCCCGGCGTGGACACCGGCTGCATCGTGCGCTTCCGCGCCAAGCGCGGGCAAGACCTGGGCAGCTG